TCTACAAAGCTTTGCGTAAAGCCATGACCACTTGCGAGTGACGTGCCCATAGCCGCAAGATTACCCAAAACTGTAGAACCTCCAGAAAGATTGGTCGCACTTGTCTGGGCAATAGGATTGATATTAATAACAGTGGAACCGCCACCAAGATACTCAGGACGCTGCAAACGAGCGTCTGGACTAATAACTCCAAAATGAGCGCGAATAATTTCAGTATAACGTGTACCTCCACGAGCGTCCCTTTCTAATAACTTCTGTATCTGGAATGATTGGCGTAACTGATTAATTGTGGCAGCTGTTGCTGCACTTAAATCTGCGTACAATCCTGAAACACCACTTGTAACAACTCCAACATCTTTATTGGTAATCTGACTACCAGTAGCATTGTAACCGCCTAAATTCTGATTATAAGCGCCAGTAGTACTGGTCAACGTTACACTTGCTGTAGTCATACCAAAATTCGTTGTACCATCTGTAAGACCTAAAGTCTTACCAGTACCATAAACCGGTGCACTTGTACCTAAAGGTAAAGTTACCGAACTACCCTTTTGTGGCCATGGCAAAGCACTTGTAAAATAATCGTGCCGTTTTCCACGGCGTAACAACGCATAATCAGTATATGTATCTGGACCGTCATTCTTATGAACGGTCACAGAATTTTGCATATTCTGATCTCTAAACCACTCGTTATAAATTAAATTATATGCACGTGGCCAAAAAGCACAAACACTAACCGTATTACCTGTACCTACCTGTCCTACAGTAGGTAAACCCATGTAATCATACAAACCACCCGTAGGGAACCCATTGGCAGGACTAACAATCTGTGGAACAGTATAAGAAATACTATCACCTGGATCGTCTTGTTCTCCCATAAACTTCTGCCAATTATTCCAAACTAAACGATTTGGAACAAAAAAGAAAAACGTATCCATATGCATGTTATCCATAATTGGATACAGTGGCGTTGCTAATCGAGCAAACGCCGTCATCTTTAAATTAAACGTATCGCCAGGCAGTACTTCATCAACATAAATTGGAACTAAATATCCAGCATCAAAAGTTGTCTTATGGGTCTTTTGTGCTTTAAACCGGCTGCGGGGGATATCCGCCTTCGGAATCATTGCAAATTGATGAACATCTACCGAGCGATTACGAAACATACTATCTCCTTAAGAATTACTTAATTTTTACATCTTTAGCACGTATTAACACAGTAGGGTTTTCCCTTAATTCAAAAAACCCAGTCTGATCATCAAACGTGCCTAAATCATACAAATCAAAATCATCAGGATGATGATACATTTGATTATCCTTATCTTCACGATTTACTTCATCTGTAAATCCTCTAACGGCCACACCTGTACTTGCTACAAACATCGGACGACCATACGCTTCCGCTGCTCTATCATAAACACTACACATAAATGAAACCATAATAACTCCTAAATTAACTCACGTTTTAACATTTGTATACGAGCTTTAGTAATAGTTTCCTTAACTAATAACCTTTCGTCCGTATTATCTTCAAAGTTCGCTTTTCCTAAATCTATCCTCTTTTGCTGAACTTCTTCCCATTCATATGGGGACTCCTTTGAATACTTCAAGTCGTAATACTTAGGTGGCCTAACCTTTCGGCCGTTTATTATCACATAGTCATGTGGATAAACGTCCGACTTAAACTTCTTAAACCATTCATATCCTATACCAGGCTTTAATGACATCTTATTAAACTCTGGCTTCTTCTCTAATATCTCACCAGTCTCTAAATCACTAAACTTGTAATGCTGATCATGCTTACCTTGACCAGTTACCTTCTTCATAATATATCTAGCTACATATGCAGCTGATTCAAAATTTACATCTCCGATACTCGAAAAACCATTCTTCCATAATTTTTCAAGCTCTGCGGATCTATAAAGCTTACTTCCACTTCCTGTTTGTTTCCAGTACTTTCGATCTGGAAAATCAAAGCCGAATATGCAGGCATGGAAATGAGGTCTATCAAACTTCTCACCATACTCTCCGCACATGTAAAATCTAATCTTAGAGCCAAATTTCTTCCTTAACTTTTTCATAAAAAGTTGAAAATCACGATAATGCAACGAGCGATCATTTGGTAAATGCTCATCGCTATACGTTAACGTGATAAAACAATTGTTTTCATGCAGCTTCGCTTCATGTAAACATCGCATAGCCCATTGACGGCTACGCTCTAAACGACACCCAACACATTGACCGCAAGGCAATGATAGCGTTCGACTGATGTCGAAATAACGCCTTTCGCTAAAAACAACCTGACCATCAACTGTTTGATATGCCGCTATCGGGTGATAGCATGGCAATTACAGTCTCCAACCGCCCCGCATTGGATTTAAACGCATGTTTGGGGCTTTAGTACGACGCACGTTGTGCTTAAAATGCCGTGCCGACATCTTCTTATTTACAGGTTTTCTACGTAGCATAACTCCTCCTTGTGGTATTTGGTGTCACCTAGCACAGTTACATCAAGTAAGTCACTGTGCTTCGGTGGGCTTCGCCTCACCGACCGGTGTTTCTGCCATAGCAGAAATGGGCTTGGCAGCAACTAAGCCAAGCTTAATTGCTTCTTCACGATTTTCTTCATTACCTAAAAAATCGATTAATTTGGCGGGATCGTTATCAAAACGACTCCGCATCTGAGCTGGCAGCTCCATAAACTCATCTTGGGCTGCCAATACGGCGTTAACCGCCGAATGATAGTCTAAAACCCCTGTAAAATCCCCATATTGGGGATTCAATGGTTGTCCTGGCAATTCGCCAGTTAAACCAAATTGCTTAACAATGTGATTAATATCACATTCATCTTTAAAATTCTGCTGAGCCAATGTAGGCTCGGGGCATGAAAGCCCAGTCTCATCAGATACTTTATCTACATCATAATTATATGGTGTACGTAAAAAAGGAACTTTTTTATCTTTCATCTTCTACCAAACTTTCCACGTTTAGGATTATAAGGAGTTGGCTGCTTTTGACCTTGCTGGGGCTGAAATTGAGGCTGGCCTGCTACTCCTTTAGCAGCTCCAGCTACATCAGCCACTATCTCACTTAATTTTTTACCAGCAGCAGCTGCACTTGCAGCGTTTTGTGCAACTTCTTTAATTTCATATCCACGTGGATAATCTGTAAAATACTTACCTTTAGACTTAGCTTCAGGAATACCACCTAACTTAGCAATCATCTCTTGCGTTCTTGTTAAAGTCTCCTGAGCATTAGCATAAGTCTTTTGAGCACTTAATAATGACGTTGCTTCACGCAATCGCATTTCTTCTTGAATAAGATTCTTAGTTTCTTGACGAATCTTAGGATCTTGCAATAACTTAATTGCAGTATCAGCGCTAATATTTCTTACGTTCTCTATATTAACTTCGTTTTGCGAACGTCTTAAATCTAAATCTTCCTGTATTAACGCTGTACCTAACGTATTAGATATATTACTTGTAGGACTTTTCATCTGAGCTTGTTGGCCAATTGCTGATGCTCCCTGAGGCGTACCGGCACCACCTTGTGTATAAGCTAGCATGGGGTTAAGACCAGCGGCACCTAAATCTTTAACCGCAGTTTGATACTGACTAGCTCTCATACGCTCCTGAAAATCCATTTGAGCTTGCGATTGAGCAGCACTAAATCCTTGTGCAATTTGAGCCTGTTGAGCTTGCTGACGGTTAGTTCTTTCTCCAGAAAGAAAATCTATACCGGCAGCAACAATACCATCAAATAATCCCATATTAGAAATGATCTATCAAACCAGGAACACTATACATTGGCATTGGACGTGCCATAGTAATATCAAAAAAACTATCAAATAAAAACTGCTGACCGTTAGCAGCTGCACCCACAGCAACTACGCGATCCACCGGTGGCGTATCTTGTATAAACGTTGAATTCAACGTTGGTAACGAAGTAAACTTCTGGGCAAGATGCCAGGCATCTAATGTCCCAGTAGTAGTCGATCTAAATAAACCAGTAATCATTGATGGCTTATAACGATATTCAGCCCATCTCTCTTGATAACCGAAAACATCATTATCTGCACTATTACCTCGTGCATAAATCTCTTTATTTAAAACAGCTTGCTCACCTAACGTGGCAAATGCTGGGAAATAAAAATCATAACGTGTAGACCTTGACCACATACGTGGAAGGCCCTGCTGATATGTTAAATCAGCACGAACCGACACTAAACCAATAATAACTCCATGTTCTACAAAGCTTTGCGTAAAGCCATGACCACTTGCGAGTGACGTGCCCATAGCCGCAAGATTACCCAAAACTGTAGAACCTCCAGAAAGATTGGTCGCACTTGTCTGGGCAATAGGATTGATATTAA